GTTTGCTTCAATCGGTAACATGGCTGCAAGGGCAGGGGCTAAGATTAAAGCGAGCCTAAGCAACGCAATGAACTCTGTCGGGGGCGGACTTGGGGGCGTTTTAGCTGGGGGGGCTCTTGCTATTGGCTTACGTTCTATTATTAAGACCACGGGCGAATTCCAACAAGCAAAAACGACATTTAACACTTTAGCAGGCGAAAAAGCAGGAGGGCAGTTGTTTAAAGAGCTCACTGACTTTGCGAATAAAACGCCTTTTATCAATTCTGAGGTAAACAAAGCAGGTCAAACACTTTTAGCATTCGGAGCTAATGCAAAAGACATAGCCAACTATATAAGCCGATTAGGAGACATTTCGGCAGGCAATAGCGAGCGTTTTCAGTCTTTATCTTTGGTTTTCGGTCAGGTACAAGCCGCAGGACGTTTAATGGGTCAAGATTTGCTCCAATTTGTAAACGCAGGGTTTAATCCGCTTTTGATAATGAGCAAAAAAACAGGGCGTTCAATGCGGGATTTAAAGGAATCAATGAGCAAGGGTGAAATATCTTTTGACATGGTTCGTGATGCAATCGAAACAGCGACAAATGCTGGTGGTATGTTTCATGGCTTAATGGGCAAAATGTCAACTACGTTGCCCGGTCTTTTATCTACTTTGGCAGGGTCTTTTGAGTTGGTGCAAGTCGCAATTGGCGAGGGGTTAGCCCCTATTATTCAACCCTTAGTTGGGTGGCTCACTAAAATGGCTAATTCGATACTTGCAAACAAAGAGGCTTTTGTTCGGGTAGCTTTATCAATATTAGCAACCACAGCGGCACTCACAGCCATGATGTTGGCGTTTAAAGCCTTTACTATTTTATCTGCTACAAACCCTTTTTTATTAATTGCTTCGGCTTTAGTAGGGATTGGCGTTTACTTAGCAACGATATACGCAACCTCGAAAAATATTGAAACACTCTCGACACGTTTTGCGGCATTAAACGGCAGAATATTGAAAACCTATCACGAGCAAGAGGGCGGTGTCAAAGCTCTTTTCTCACAACTGCAATACGTACAAAAGGGTTCGCAACGACACAAGGATATTGTAGAGCAGATAAACACGCAATACGGACATATTTTAGGCAAAAACGTAACTTTAAACGATAATGCAAATTCTTACTTAGACGCTCAAAATAGAATTTTAGCCGTATTACTGAAACAGGCACAGGCAGAAGGAATAAAGGCAAGATATTCTGAATTATGGGCAGCTCGGGAATCAAAGGTATACGAGACACGCCAAAAGGCCAGTCAATTAGGTTTAGGACTTGAGGGTGAAGAAACAGGCAAAGGGCTTACGAAATACTTAGAATACTTAAAAGGGAGAAAAGCGGGAAAAGCTGGTTTTGGGGCAAAGGTAAACGATTTTTTCGGGGTAAGCGATTTTGGGCAGCAAATGGAAGCTAAAAAAATATTCGGAAAGGAGTTTAATTTTGACCAATTAAAAAAACTTGGAGAGCTTGCACTACTTCATGGAAATAACCAATTAGATAAAAAGGAACTTGCCCACCTACAAGGCGTAATGGCTGATTTAATCGACGTGCCGACATCCCCAGCCACAACTACAACAACGACACTAAAAGAAGCTACACTAAGCAAAAAAGCGAAAGATGTAAAAGAGGAAATAGTATCGGCAGGTGGTTTGAAGCAATTTAATATTAATATTGCTCAATTAACAGGCGTTAATACGCTCACAACTTCGACTTTTAAAGAATCTACCCAGTCAATCGGGGAGGCGGTTACTCAAACTATACTTCGGGCAATTGCCGAGGTCAATCCATCAATGGCATAATGTTACGTCCTTGGGGTTATATTAAAATCGGGAGTATCGAAATTCCTTACTTGCACACGGTGGAAATAAACCACTCTATGTTGTCTTTTGTCGATACAGCCGTATTGACCATTCCGAACACGATAAGTAAATTTGATGAAAAAATAACCGACTATTTCAAAGTTGGCGATACAGTTTCAATATCTTTAGGTTATTATCCTGAAATATCAATAAGGTTCGAGGGCTATATTTCGAAAATAACACCTTCAAAAGTGGCAACTATCGAGTGCGAAGATGAATCGTATATTGCAAAACGGACAATAGTTAAGGATAAAGTACTACTAAAAGACACTACCATATCGGCCTTACTTGATGCGATTGCCCCCGACATTCAAAAGGACGTTATCGCAGATACTAAAATAGGCGACTGGAAAATAATGAAAAATGCAAATGTTGCCGATGTTCTTGACCAGTTAAAACAGACTTTTTCAATTTATTCATATTACCGAGAAAAACGGTTGCAAATACTATCACAGGCGAAAACAGCCGATAAAATGGTAGATGTTATTTCAATCGACTTTAATAAAAACGTGCCAAACGGAGAAAACGACCTAAAATTAGAGCGGCCAGACACGGATAATATGGTGATTAAAGGCGTAAGTAAGAAGAAAAACGGCACAGCGACAGAGGTTTATGCTTATTACGAAGATGGTAAAATAGTTACAGGAACTAAAGAGCCTAAGGGGGTTGTCGTAGGTGAAATTAATTTAGGTGAAAACGACGTTATAAATGTAGAAACGTTAAAAACGGCTTGCGAAAACAAGCTAGAAGCGATTAGTTTTGAAGGGCTTTCGGGCACGGTTACGACTTACGGCTATCCATACGTCGAGCATGGGAATGAGGTCAATATTAAAGACCTCGAAAACCCCGATATTGATGGTGTTTACAAAGTTGTAGGCGTTCAAACAAAGTTTAGCGAATCGGTGGGGTTAAGGCAGGTAATAAGCGTAGGAATACGGATTTTAGATACAAACACAACTCCACAACTGGTTTTATGAGTAAAGTTGATTTAAACACGGCTATGAACTTGTTTGTAAAACGAATTTTGCAAACTCAAAACTACTACTCGAAAATAGCAACGGTAGTAAGCGTAAACGGTAAAGAGTGCGAAGTGGATTTCCACGATGGCTCTCCAAATATGGACGTTTTACTGCAGCAATCGGACAGCGATTTGGGTTTATTGATATTGCCGACCGTTGACAGCCCTGTGGTAGTTAGCTTTAAAAGTACTACAAACGCCTATATATCGATGTTTAGTGATATTGATAGTGTGATATTTCAAGGAGGGCAAAACGAGGGTCTTATTAAGGTAATTGAACTTACGGACAAACTAAACGCCCTTGTAAGTGAAATTAACGAGTTAAGGGAGACTTTCAACTCTCATCAGCATCAATACACGGCAGGGGTATCACCTTATGCGTTGCCAATGCAAAACACGACTGGAAGCTCGAACGCCCCCGAAATAACTGAATTTAATAAAGACGATTATCAAAATGAGCTATTCAAACACTGATATTTTAATGAACGATGGTTTTGACCTCGTATTTAGTCAAGGCGATTTAGTTGTTGCCGAAGCGAACGAGCAGCATATAGCAGCTATCTTAGACGCAAATAAGGGGGTTTTTATTCGACGTCCAACGCTTGGAGCTGATTTATTTAAGTTCCTAGATGCCCCCGAAAACAGTATTTTATCGATAGAAAACACGATTAAAAACGAATTAGTAAAAGATATTTTTTTACTTAAAGAGCTAAATATAAACGGAAGCGATATCGAGGTTGTCGATGTTCAATTAAAAAATGTAAGCGATGTATTATAGTGTAAGGTTAGGGCAAAGCATTTTAGATGTTTGCTTGCAGGTTTACGGAAGTTTAGACTTTTTATCTTTGTTTTTATCGGATAATAGTTTAACTTTGGAAAGTACCTTTTTGGGTGGCGAATCCGTTTTTTATACCCCTCAATATAGACAGAAAAGCATTACTCAATATTTAGAAACTAACGATATTATTTTAAAAAATTAATCATGAGCACAATAAACAATTCAGGGACACAGGTGGCGTTCGTTTTCGGTAATTTCGCAAATGTAACGTTTGGGGCAGATATCGAAAAAGGGTATCAATTAATAGCCAAGAGCGACATTGGAGATACTGAAACGGTATCGATTTTACCAATGGGAAGCGATGTAAATGTAAGTATAACTGGCTTTATGTTGAAAAACAACGCTATCGAGTGCCGAAAGGTGAACTCGTCGGGCACTTCGGTATTAGCATCTGACTTAATGTTAGCACGATAATGATTAACCGGCTAAATATTAACCCATTTAGGCGACGTAGTGGCGTAGGAGTTTGTTCGATACTAGCCACGGCAAAGCAATATATAAGCCTATGGGTTGATAATTTGCTTACCGATACACTAGGACGTGGTTATTTACAGCCACTCCAATCTTGGGCGTTTAAGTTGAACGGGACAAATCAATACTTTGATATGGCGCAAAAACAAGAGGGGGGGGCAATCGATTTTGAATGTCAATTCCGACTAAACAGCAACGCAAATCAAGGGATTTTTTCAAACGGTGGTTTTAGGACAACGGCTGGGAATAAGGGGCTAACTTTAATCGTTCTTTCAGGGAAGCTAGAGTTATGGGTGCATGATGGTTTGGCACTGCAAAGA